CTTTGAATTCATAAAACCCGTGCCGAGATTTAACTCCGTTATACTTGTTTAATAGAATCTCGAATTCGTTAACTCTATCAGACCCAGCAACCATTTGGACTGCAGTATAACCTTGGTCGTATAATTTAGTAGCAATATCCATAACGTGTCTGACATCATTATCTGCCATAACACTTCTAGCATGTTTAGGGAACATCTTTCGCACGAACTTGATTTTATCTTTAAATGATAGAGGATTCTTTTTAGCATCCTGAGACTTGGAAGCATATATGCGGTATGAGCCACTGGATACTTCTTTCAACTTATTGAAAAGTTTTTCATGGCCACTTGTTGGGGGATTAAACCTGCCAAAAACAAACGTGATTTCACCCTTTGCTTCTGCGATATATTCACTAAAACCTTTTATACTCATTATATAATTCCTTCGGAAGCATCTTTATTCTTCTGCAGCTTGGCCTTATCTGCAGCTTTGATTTTAGGCAGTAACTTCTTAGCTATTGCCGCTATCTTACCTTTCATTTTATCTAGTTTCTTTTCTAGTGCTTCACGCGCTGGAAAGGATAACTCGTCCTTACTCTTACCTTTTAGGATCTTTTGTGTCAGAAGGTTTCTGGCAGCTTTAATGGCACGGGATTTTAATTGTTCGGGGGTAGCTGCACGCTTGGCAGCCTTTTTTCGGCCCAGGGCTATTTTACCTTTATTCTTCCTAAAGGTAGCCTTAGCTTTTTGGCGCTGGGCCATTGACATGGCTTCAGTAACGCCTGAGTGCTCTTTGAATGTTAACATAGTATCCTCGGTTCCATTTAGTTGGGGCTATCCCAACCTTTTATAATATCTTTGCTAAAGTTGTTTGCAGAAAATTCCATTCTGTCCACAAGTTTAACAGCTCCACCTTCCATACGATCTATAGCTACAAAACCTTCGGGGTTGGTAACCTTAAATCCGGATTTAGTCTTAACAAACGTAGATATTTTACTTAGTTTGTTAAGTTTATTTATAATAATTAATTTACTATCCACCACACTATTCTGTAAATCGAAGACTTTTTGTAAGTTAGATTGGTTGGAACTACTAAAAAACTTCAACAATTCATCACGTTTTGTAATTTGAGCAGATTTACCTTTTTGAGAAGAACGCTTATCTATCTCCTTTGCGTATCGGTCTTTAACAAACTTTATTAGACCTGTAACATGAGATTTAGTGTTGGTTATCCTTGCGCCGTCGCGCACCATTTTATTATTCCACACATTAATAACTAAGTTTAATTCTTTATTGGCCTGTAGCTCTTTCAGAATTGGAGCTGATACTTGTCTAAACAGTTTACCAGCTTCAGATAAATGTGCGTTTATACTAGCAGTTTCATCTGCTGTGAGTGTTGCCGTACCGGATAAATCGTCCAGTGTAGCATCTTGCATCCATACGTCGTTAGATGATTTCAATTTAGGCACAATTAACTTACCAAAGGAAGCTTGCATTGTTTCAAACGAGTCCCCAGTATAAATTGTGTGCCACACAACCCCGATCTTAGCTCTTTCAATTGTTTTGGCGAGATCAGATCCCTTAGGCACTGCATAAGCAATAGTATTGGGATGAAATACAATGTGTTTGACTCCATCAATTATTTCAGTCTTGAGGTCACTCTTATCAAACATGAAGTCACCTTGGATTACACCCTTAACACCTAAAGGTTTGATATAATCATATGCCATTTTTAATTTCTTGGATAAGTCACCTGAAGTATCTGCGTCTATGTCAGCATGAGACTTATATATTTTAGGGTTAGCATTAAAGATTCCTTTCTTAGCAACAAAGAATTCTCCATCAGATGGATCTTCTCCAGCAAAGACTGCCGGTGCTCCGTCCCATTTAACCGTAACGTCAACCGAGGACTTTGAACTACCCGATAACATATCTCGTAATGATCTCAGAGCTAGAATGGCTTGCCTGGCACCACTTACTCCACCATCAATAATTAAATCCTCAATATGGGTCATGTGGCCGGTGTTTTTACTAGCGGCTTCGTGCAAGTGTCCTTTTAAAGTTTTCATTTATACATACTCTTAAATTCTTTTGTCATTACAGCATTGAAATTGGGGGCCGATGTAAATGAACCCTTATATCTTAATATGATATTACATATAGTCACCGTACCAATTTTTAAATCGAACTTTAAGTTAGCAGCCTTTGCACCAGGTTCGAATGCTTGTTTAGCACCTGGGGTAAATATGATTGCCGGTTCACCACTAGAGAATAGCTCATCTAATTGACTAGTCACTGAGTCGATGTTTTTATATTCACCTGTCTCAACTACTACTCCTTTTTGAGGGCCGTAGTCTCCTATTCCTGTTACTAAGGTAAAATCAAAATCAACCTTTTGCAAGTCCTTTAAGTCAGCTTTAAATATTAACTGCACCAACTGGTTTGCAATGAGGTCACTATTATCAATTATAGTCTTACCCATAGTGGCGAATAATGTTCTCTTCCCCTTTAATACTCTATTGATTAAAGCATTAGGAATTCTTTGGATATACTGTTTCCAGTTTTTATTTGTGGGTTTATCTTTCTTCATATCCTTAATCATATCTGGAGATAGGACCTTAAGTCTAGCAGCTAATTTAATAACATGCAAGTAGAAATCTCCAGCATCTTGTTCTATACCAGCTCGGACTTTTATTAACTCAGGTGAACTAGTTAACATACTAGTGAATGCTTTATTGATCAAGGTAGGATCAGTTTCTGTTGTTCGTTTCTTTTTCTTTAGTGAAACCCCAAGATATTTCTTGCCCTTGCTTAATATGAAATCAGATGAATTGAAATCCTTCATGCCATATTTGGTCACCTGAAAGTCAGTGACATCATCATCCCAAGCTTGGCCTGTGAGATAAGCGATATCGGAGTTATCCCAACCATTATCATGTATCACCTTAGCAGCTGATATGGCTTGACACATATTACCATAGTCGCCCACTAATGAATCAATTTGGCCTTGTTTAGCACCTTTGACATTTTTTAATTTACTACCGACAAGTTCAATTAGTAAATCCATTTCATTAGAATTAGTAGGAACAGTCTTGATAACATTAGAGGGAAGAGTGCATAGAATTGCAGTCATTAATTCGTTTGGATCATCTCCAAAGGAACTTTGTTTACCCGAGGGCCGTACATTCACATAGATGGTTTTACTTAAACCGTCATATTGGATTGCATAATCCTTTTCTTTTCTGGATCCCGGGACTTTGCCTCTGGACAATTCGGGGTGAGCATCAATAAGTTGGTTGGCTAGAGCAGTAAACTTCTCTCTACTCTTATCATCAATTAGTTGTGATATGGCTAACCTTGAGCCAGTTTGTTTCTTAGGTCTTGTATCATATTCGATTTCAGAGTTAATTGATCCAATAGCATCGTCTATATCTGATAACAAGTCCAGGGCAAACTTCTTTTCATTGCCCGAAAATTCGAGATTCTGTAAATCTTCGCGGACTTGTTCTCTTCTGTGTTGAACAAACTTTTTCATTATAACTCCTATAAAATACTATTATACCACAAAAAAGTGTTAATGTATATCTATTTATAATAAAAAAAATCTTAATTTTACCTCTCGCCACAGTTAGGCGTTACAGCCCCATCTTTATCAACATTGACAATTTTAATTTCTTCCAATTTATCAAGCATCCTTTTGGCGCCTTCCTTAATACCAATAGTGTATGAAGTATACGCTAGGCCTGTTCCACAAAACATGAATATAATTGCTAAAGGATCCATTATACACCTCTTTCAGATATTGAAGCAGTATTGCCGTTTTCTTCCATTCTGTCTTTAAATACTGTTGCGGCTTCTAGATCTGCAAAAATATAATCTGCAAGAAGCTCACCTTCGGGTGTTTGAGCAATTACTCTATATGCGGTTGATTTTGTCATTTACAAACTCCAATATAATGTCACAGTTTTCTAAGAATTCCCGGCCGACACCAACAGCCGCAATATAATCAGTCTTTACATACACGTGGGTAATCCCACTCTGGTATATCAATTTAGCACAATTAATGCAAGGCATGTGAGTGCAGAATAGTGCAGCACCCTTTGAACTTTCCGAACTCATTGCTACTTTTGAAATAGCATTTGATTCGGCGTGAATGACTTCTGGTTTAGTTTTAAGTGAATCTTTAGTGGGTCGACCAGTAAATGGAACATGATCTTCACACTCGTTAGTCCAACCACTAGGCATACCATTATAGCCGATAGAGATGATGCGATCATCTTTCACAATAATCGCACCAACTTGAGCTCTCTTGGCCGTACTTAAACGCGCAAATATGGACGCGGTGTCCATAAATGCATATTTAAACTTATCTTTCATTTAGAGCGCTTCCATCAAAGCTTCAACATCCTCAATCTCACCAAGAAGTTCTGCCATGTTTTGCTTATGGAATATTCGAGCCATCTTACCTAATACCTTCTTAGGTACATCAACTGCATCTGCTAGATCCATAATAGCCTCTTTAACAAACTCTCGTTCGGATTCTTGTCGGCTGTACGAGTTACTAATTTCTTGCATTGCCCCTTTAATCTTAGCAATGTCTGCTGGACTGCTCGGGATAATAATATTGCTCATGCTGCATTCTCCATATATTTTGATGCGGGTTTTAGTTCTATGAATTTTCTTCTCGACTTTGAGAAGCCCTTCATAGGTTTGGTGAACTGGGTGTATTTCTTTGATACGGTTGAACGGAAACCAACGCAATGGCCTTGGTCGTTCAGGATATAGGTATGATTCAGCACTTTGTAGCCGACTTCATCCCATGATGTTATTTCTTTAAAAGCCTTTAATACCATAATGTAGTTCCTAATCACTTAATAAGAGTATATTATATCACACTAAAACACTCTTGTCAACACTTATTTACATCTTTTTAAAAATATATTACCCGATGGAGTACTAGTTAACTCAAATTTATCACCTAGTTGATACCCTTTGGGCATCTTCAACACCTGATTCTTCTCCCATTCATTGTCCTCATCTACGAAATGGATACCTTCGTCTGTGATTTCAAATTTGTAATCAATGTATAACACCTTATGTTCCTTATTTGGTGCGCCCTTCAGGAATCGAACCTGAAACCTACGGCTTAGAAGGCCGTTGCTCTATCCGATTGAGCTAAGGGCGCGAATTTTAGTTAATTTCTACGGGGAATACTTTATATATAACTTCAGCACAAGCCTTGGCTATGTCCATATGCTCACGTTGAGTACCATTGGCCATACGTAAATCACAGTAGTGAATCCACGACCTAAGTGTACCATTCATGTATAATCTGCTTACGGTGTTACCTTCGGGCAAGACGGCCCTAGCTTGTTCTTTAGCAATACCATTTTCGATTGCCCAACTATAGGCATCAGTAGCGGCATGAATTACTGCCTGCTGCCTCATATCCCATTGATCTTGGAGTTCAACATTTGCAGCATCAATACTGTTCTGTCTATTCTTAGGATCTTGCATTCGAGCCCCTCTTCGGACAAATGACAACTCTTTAGTAGGGTCGGCATATCGTTGAGAGAATTCTTGGAAACTAAAGCTTCGGTGACGTAGCATCTGACGTGCAATGTCCCTAGTGGTTTCTACTTCCATACAAACCGACACCATTTCAAGTGGTGACCAGTGTTTATGTTTCATTAGATATTTAACTAGTTTTTCCGAAGTTACTTCGTTTTGTTGATTGTCTGGGTTTGATACCCTAGCACAATATGCAACCATCTGGAGAAGGTCTTCGTTAAGATCACTGTCTGCAGGTGGTTGACTATATGATATAAGTCTCGCATTGAACATATTATAGTTAAGCCTCTTTTTGTACCAATGTGTAAATACCCCAAGCTAGTCCTGCCCAAGCAACTAATTTAGCTATACCACCGAATAGAATTACCCCACCGCAAATTGCAATTAGTGTAGCTCCATCCCATGATGTTCTTTCGGGTAGTCTATCTTTTACCCAGTTAGTTATCATATCCATATTTATCTCCTATATTTTAAAGTCTGCAAACGTGTCTTTGGAATCATTATTACCCCACGTTGCAATTGGTTTATCGGGTATACTCGAATCTGACATAATGTCGGACTGAGCTGATTCTTCTACATCATATAATTTCATGCGGGAACGGTCAATGCCTACTACAAATCTCTTATAGTAACTAACGTCATTGTACCGATTTTTCAATTGTTTCACCATGATCTGGCCTAATTCTTCCAGTTCCTCTGTAGATATAAGAGCAAACATAAGATCAGCCGTTGCAGGTAATCCAAATGATTCCGATGTGTCTTCTAACCCTACATCAGTATTACCAAATCCACTTCTTGTGGTCTGAGTAGCACTCATAATAGGAACATCGAACTCTACAGCAAGGCCTCGTAATTCTTCTGCAATAGCCTTAATGTAGGTATAACTATTTATACTTCCACCCATCCCTTTCATACGACTTGATGAACAGATGTTTAGGTAGTCAATATAAATCATATCAGGCATAAAGTTCTTTTTAAGCTTCAATTCATTAAGCAATGCTCTAAAGTGACCAGCATGAGCAGACCCTGTGGGATACTCTTTAATGATCAACTTACCTATGGAAGCACCAGCAATCTTTTGAATCTTAGTATCGAATACGTTTTTAGGCATCGTATCTAAGTTCTGAATGGGTACGTCCATTAAGTTAGCATCTATTCTTTCTGCGACCTTTTCTTCGGACATTTCCAGCGTGATATATAATACATTTTTACCCTGTTCTAGTACATGGGATGCACAATGAGTCATAAATAGTGACTTACCCACACCCGTACCTGCTAAGGCAATATTCAAGGTTTTATTGGGTAAGCCACCCTTAGTGATCTTATTGAAGTATTCCAAATCAAATGGTATCTTGTCTTCGACTCGATTATAGAATTCAAATCTGTCGTCAGCATTGTCAATGTAATCGTGGCCGATGGCCTGATCAAATGAGACACCAAGAGCCTTTGATAAAATTTCAGGTATAGCACCATCACTTCTTTCAGTATCTTTGCCGTCAATAATTTGAATCGAATCCATTATAGCATTATATACCGCCTTATCCTTACACCACTTCTCCGACTCAGTAATAAGGTATTCTGTATCAATATCAGATTTAACTTTGATCTCACCTATCAACTTAGCAGCGTTGTTTAAAACATCATCTGGCGCGTCAATCTTTCTAAGCTCTAGGTCAAGGACTTTACTGGTTGGTAATTTGTTATGTTTAGCAACAAACTTAACTATCAAATCAAAGACAGTTTTATGTGTGCCATCAAAGTATTCCTTCTGCAGATATGGTACTACACGTCTGCAATAATCCTCATTATTTAATAAGTGATTAAGAATGTGTGTCGGTAGTTGATTCGCTATTTCCACTTTTTTCCTCTACGTGTGTATTAATAATAACACTAAGTAAATCACCTAGATAGTTTTTAAACTCTTCGCTTTTTTCTAATTCATCAGCATTAAATGTCCCGGGCTCTTGCACGTTATATGAAAAAGAGAGAGTGGCGAAATCCGCGTCCTCACTCTCCTTAATTGATACCGTGCCATATACAACTACTACCCCAGCATAGGGTGAACTACCTTTAAGCTTGATGCCATAGAATTCAGAAGAATCATTCTCAACGAAACTATAATCATACTCAGAGATACCTGTCATTAGATCTGCTCCGGATCAAAGTCAATAAGTGATTTATGTCCAATCTGATACTGGTTGATCAGAAATTCTCTGAACTTAGCAGTATTAACAATAGGTTTCCAGAACTCGTCCGTTCTAGTTTGCTTCTCTCTTACCTTTGGTTCCACCACTTCACCAGTCTCTTGGTCAACAACATTGTACCAACCATTACTAGGTTTAATGACAAACCCACCAGCAATAGCAATCTCAAGAAGACCACTGTTACGTTCAACACCACCGTCCCAAGATACAGATACTGGGATCTTAGATTTCTCTTTAACCATTCGAGACTTCTCAACATTGATAATAAAATCATATCCCGTAACCTCCATGCCAGTCTTGTTCTGTCTACGACCAATAATCCAGATGTTATCGGCTGAGTAGTAAATACCCGTGCCACCTGAAACAACTGCTTTAGGGAACAGGCCCATTTCTTGATACGTATGGTTGATTGCCAATAGAGAGACATCTTTCATTGTCAGGTATGGGGTAACCATACGGAATAGTCCCTTAATAGCCTTAGCTCTGGACATATCAGCAACTGATTTTTCATTCAAGGCGTCTTCTAGTTCTTTCTTAGAAGCAAGGTTACCGATCGAATCAATGACAATAATCACTTTATCTTTACGATCAATGTTATCTAATTGGCCTACCAGATCAAACTTTAGTTGTTCCACATCCGTAATAGGTGTGTGAAGAACACGTGTGGTATCAATGCCAAAGGCTTCAAAGTATGATTGTGGTGATCCGAACTCGGAATCATAAAATAGCATTACAGCATCTTTATGTTCTTTGAGATAAGCACTTGCCATTAATAAGGCAAATGATGTCTTAAAGTGTTTAGATGGCCCAGCCAATACAGTAAGACCAGATGTGAGTCCACCTTCGGGATCGCCCGATAGTGCAACATTAATCATAGGTACTTCAGTTTTAACTGAGGTTTTCTCGCCGAAGAAAATACTATCAGACAGTATATCTGTAGTTTTAATCTTAGAGTTCTTTTTTAGTTTATCCATTATAGACATTAATATTTTCTCCTAGGTTGAAAGTTTCCCGACATGCGTTCCTCTTTCTTGGTTCTAGCTTTGGCCTCTGCCTTCTTGCGTTTCTTCTTCCATGTAGGCTTTTCGTAATATTCCTTCCTACGAACATCTTGCAGAGTACCTGCTCGGTCAACAGCCTTCTTAAATTTGCGTAATGCAACTTCAAAGGGCATTTCTTTTTGTGGTCGCTTATCCTTGGGGTTCGTGTTTACCCTAGGCGTTAAATTGATGCTTGGCATATCTCTCCTCTTTTTTATGTATGTGTATATTATAACAGGCTTTAATCAGTTTGTAAAGTGTTTTCTACAACTCTTTTTCGTAAATCGGAAGAGGAGAACCTATGATCTCTTTTATTAAAGTAGAAATCAATATCTCGTTGTTTACACAAATCTCTCCCAGTGAAGTCTTTATCTCTATACTCTTCACCCATAATCTTGACATCTATCTGATACATGCCTAGAATATCCATCAACTCCTCTTCGGTATTATACACTAGGATCTCGTCCACATATCTAATAGCCGATAGTTGAGCTTGTCTTTCGACAATGTTTTGAATTGGTTGGTTTTTGTTTGGCCGGTCGACCGACGGGTCATTCTGTAGAGCACAGATTAAGTAATCGCAGACAGTCTTTGCCTCTCTCAACATCATGACGTGGCCCGAGTGTAACAAGTCAAAGGTGGAGCACGTTATTCCTACTCGTTTCTGCATTAACTCACCCATAATTCAATAGCATCATCAATTGATAAACCATTGATGTGCAAGTATTCGCCGTTAGTTTCACTTTCAACCAGGGGGTTATCTTGCAACCATTGTTCTTTAAGGGTCTCGCGTTCGGGTCCAGCAGGCTTATTGAACTTAACTTTCACTGTTGGGATATATCCAGCAATAGTTGGTACAATAGTTAAATGATACTCTGTACTGTTACCGGACTTTGAATGGTATGTGAATTGCTGGCCAGTACTTTGTGAACTCTTGACATGATCTCGGATATACGTGCCGTACAGACTGTAAAATTTTTGTTGTTCATCGGGGATATTAATCTGTTGTTTTTGCCATTCAGCGTATAAATCTAATGCGCGCATTTTACACCATGTGTGTGAATACATGCCTGCAATTTTATTAAGTTTTGGGTCAAATAGGGTAATCAACAGGGACTCACATGCAGCTTGAACTGCTGCAGTAGCTTCCCTTTCCACAGTAAATTTTTCCGTGTTACGACATATGATCACTAGGTCGTTTATGTTAACGTCTTTATTTATAAGATGGTCTACACAACGATCCTTTTGCCCTCTACCTATATATTTTGGCGCTATTGACATGTCAAATATGCCATCGGGCCAATAGCCGTATTGATACTGCCCTAATGATTCCCAAAACTTTGCAGGAATTTTCATATCACTTTCTCCATAATTTATTTTATATGTATATTATATCACACTTAGCATCAAAAGTAAAGTGTTTATGACAATAAAACTCCTTTAATTTCAGCGATATCCACTATTGCGGCACCTTTGCCTTCATAGTCCACTGGCAATCCTTTGGCCCAATTGATGTAAACTTTGTCGCCAACTGATACAGTAGTGACGTCACCTCCTACAGCTAATACAACTCCAGGTTTGGTACCCTTAGTAGTATCACCAGTGAGAATGATCCCACCTGTTGTCACTGAGTCAGTTTTCGTATCGGCAACCAATACGTTGTTTCCTATCATTTTAATATTCATAATTTTCCTAGTATGATGATGTAAATTTAAATTCGGGGCCGTCGGTAATGAATTCTAATCCACTCATTGATCCGACGTATTCTCCAAACTTAGTATACGTTAGTTTTAATTTTACCTTACCTTCAATTAAGACTGTAAGGTATTCCTTCTGTTTAAAGTAATCAACATCTGCTGTCACTACTCTCCCATTGTCTGTGCATTTTAATTGGCATTCGGTTTCATAATGATGTGTAACTACTTTCTGCATGACATGATCCTATTTATAAAAAATGTGTTGGTCGATTGTGACTGTTCTATTCAAACTGTCTGCCCAATATGGGTGAACATTATCTGCGTGATAATGCGTTGCGCCTTCACTAATATCTTGGTTTCTATAATACATTAAATTAGCTGCAATCTTTAACGATGAATTCCATGTAGCACTGTCCTCGGGTACATCAGACTTGCCGTCACAAAACCAACTGAATTGGCACATATTTCTTACAGGAACTGAGGTTCCTTTCCAGTTAGTAAACCATCTAGCTTGATAGACTACACCACAAATATCGTTTGGATATTCATCACTCATGACTCTGTTTAAAACAACATGAGATACTGCAAGTTTACCAGCGAGTGGTTGATTACCCGCTTCAAAATAGATGTTCTTAGCTAGGCAAAATACATCACCATTCTCATCAAATGCTTCAGCATGGTTTGCTATTAGTGCAAGAATCAAACCAGTAGCTACCATTGCAATTGCGTGTTTAACATAAAAGTAATCTTTTTTCATAGTCCTATTAACCCCCACCCGTGATTAGCTATAGCATTAAGAATGATAAACCAACATGTTGCCATGTGACATATCCACCAGAAGGTACGAATACCAGCAACAGTATTTGCTTGGGTGTCAGACTCCCCAACCTTTTCGCCTAGGGATTTCGCCCAGATTCTCCACCACTTATGCATCCCATTTACCATCGCTACGTTGTTCTTTCTGTTCACCCCATATCCCAGGAGCCTGAATTGCTGCCTCTCCCATATGATACTCACCAGGATAATGCTTCAAACATCTATATGCTTCTTTCCTTACAGCACTTGGTATCCGTGGGGTCTTCTTGGGATCCATCAAATCACTGAGAAATATTCTAGTATTCTCTATAGCCCATCTTCTTTCATTCGGCATTGTCATCGTCCTATTAACTCCATTATTGTACCGCCTCTTCAAGTTCAGCTACATACTTTTTCAAGTCTAAAATTTCAATCTCTAAGAAGTTAATGTACTCTTCAACAACTGCGCGTTCACACAAGGTTTCACAACAAATTTCTATCTGTTGTTTAGCTCTAGTTTCTAAGGAGACAGAGGTTCTTCTAACCATTAAATCATCTCCTGTACTAGATATTGCATTCGCATTACATCCATAGCAACGTCATGTTTAGCATCGTGTGCAACAAACTTATCTTCTAAGCCGGGAACCATAAAGGAGTTCCTAATGGATTTATTTAGTAGAGTCATACCTTCGATAGTTGATCTAGTGTCTCGAACGTTATAGAATGGGTAAGGGTCTTTCTTACCGACTTCACCTAGCAATGATTCCAAAAACATAGGATCAAAGGTGTTACCCCGAGTATAAATCCGCTTGATTTCAGCTGGGTTACCGGCGGCTGTAAGCCATGCATGTAAATTCGCAATGGGCATATCATCTGCTGCAGGCTTAAGTTGTTTCTGTGCTTCTTCTGATTGCTCACTCCACCAATTTAAAGTGTCTTGGTCTATCTTACGGCCGTAGGTTCGTACTTGGTCTGCAACATCAAACTTAACTGTAACAGCATTTTCAAGGAGTTCTTCATAAGTGTAACCAGGTTCTCCGAAGAAACTGGAGTCAAATGCTAGTGCAGCAAGTGAAATAACTACGGATTCTCTAGCATTAGTGCCTAGGGTTTCAAAATCATAAATCAAACTTTTCATTAATATAGTCCTGTAAATTGTGTTGTGCGATCCAACCAAGTGCCTTAACTTGATCGGTTTTAAGTTCTCCGTCCATTCTGTTACCAGCAACGGATTCTGTTATAATAGGTTCTGCTCCTAAGTAACCTACTAGGTCTAATATAGAATGTTTTTCATCGCATCCGATGCCGTAACCGTCACCTGCTCCGTAAAATCCGGATAATATAAGACCCGAAACAATATCATCAACATGAGTAAAATTCCTTAATTGAGTTCCTGGTGATGTTACTGGTAACTGCGTTGCGCCATTCTTTACCATACCAATGAACTTAGCAATAACCGTTGAATAGTTGCCCGTGCCAATTTCATGGTCACCATAAGCATTATAAAAGTACACGATTGTGTAGTGTAAACCATACCACTCGGAATACCTTTTTAGAAACTCTGTGTTCTGAGCTTTAGTGTATGCATACGGACTCATGGACTTACCATCTTCGCCGACAGAGAATTTAGTGGATGAACCTGCATAGACTAACTTTGCTCCGGATTTCTTAGCAAATTTAACCACTTTAGGGAATGACATATAGTTATATTCCATAACAGTATCAAAATCGTTGAACGATTGTTCAACCCTGGCATACTCTCCTAGATGGAAGATGAAATCGAATTTAACATCTTCGTGGAAATAGACATCAATTAGCTGAGTTGAACCAGTAATGTAGCTTATTCCTGAGTGATGGTTATCTGAACTGCCAGCATGATAGTTATCTAAGCAGGTGACATCATGACCGGCTGAACGTAATTCTTTGCATAAAGCAGAACCGATAAATCCGGCACCACCTGTAACTAATATGTCCATACTTTCTCCTTAATAGTGTATATTATATCACACCCAAAACCATTTGTCAACCATTTATTGTCAATGGTACCTAATTGGGTACCATTTATCGGCTATCTATGTCTATATGGGACAGAATCCACTGGCCGGTCGTCAGCTTCTTTAATGAATATACCATCAACCATGCGGCCTTTGCGGTCCTTAATGTCATTATAAGCAACTTCCAAACAGGTTCTCATGTTCGTGTTATTGCGTTCGGCAATGTTAATTAGAACAACCATAATGTCTCCGATATCGTCCTTAACATCTTTACCCTTACATATATTATCCGATAGTTCACCAACCTCTTGAATCAGCTTGGCCAGTTGATCCTTATCATTGGCACCGTCGATTAGGTTACGGTCTCTGTGCCATTGTGCAGTGGCTGTAATTAGTTCATCAATTGTCATGTTTATCCCTTAGTTATTTCTAAAAATGTCTCGTGTATAGACTTTGGTTATAACGTCTTCGATTTCTGGTTCTATGCGATTAGTGACGATCACATCAGAAAGCTTCTTAAATTTCTTGATATCAGTTTCTACGATGCATCCTAGGAATTCATCCTCAGCGATAGATGGTTCATAAATCACGACTTTTATATTGTTATCAACGAGACGTGCAATTACACCTTGGATTGCCGAACTTCTATAGTTATCTGATCCAGACTTCATAGTCAGTCGATGGATACCTACAACATTAACACCATCTACTTGTAGGATTTTATTAGTAATCCAATCCTTGCGGTTTTCATTAGCATATACAATGCTCTGGATAATCTTATTAGGGATTCTATGTTTACGGAAGTTAGCTAGTAGCTGTTTAGTATCTTTA